TTATTGGTTCAAGGAAACCTCCGAGGCTGTTTATGGATTATTATTTGCAGATTTTTAAAGAAGTGAGAGGTCTGGATTACGTTGGAATTCGATGGATCCCAAGAGAGATGAATAAGGCAGATAATTTGTTTAGAATATAATGCAGCCTTTCTAAAAAGCGTTTAAGACATTTTTGCACGCTTTTTTTTAAAAAGCGTAAAATTGAACTTTTATAGCCTTAGGTAGTTTAATACACTAAATGGATTCTGCAACTGCAAAGTCAATCAATAACATTATCAACTCTCGTATGTCTCGTGCAGTGCTGCAACCTGGGATACAGTATATTAAGATCATTGAGGTAAATGGTAAAATAATTGAAGAAGATGTTGGTATGTTTGTCCGCTCGTATCGTATGGGATCTGGTGATGGTACGACAATTCACTGGGAGTTCAATAAAGATGGTGTAATTAAAACACTTGATGATGAGTTGTGGGGACCTGTTAATAGCTCTGAGTTAACATATTATCGTGTTAAGTAAAAATATGCGTATAATATAAAGAATGTCCGGCTGGGTAAATTCAGGTAAAAACACATCAACTGGTAAAGATTTAGTTAAATGTAAAGCAACAGGAGAAGCTATTTTTAAAGATCAAGCTATGGATGATTGTTTAAGTGTTGATATTAAAGAAAAACTTAAAAGCCTTGGAGATAACAAATTTATACCACATTTTCTTTTTAATAAAAATGACACCGATTATACTAATTTACTTACTGGTACACCTTTAAAAGGAGATCCTAACTCTTACCCAATTTATATTGGTAATATGAATACAAAGGGATCAATATATTATGAAACACTATATTCTCCTGCAAATAATCTAGCAAATGAGGCAGTACGTGCACTTGGATTTAATAATGTACCTATTACTAAAACACAGGCATTAACCGCTGCTGCAATTCAAAATGGATTAATATCAAACTCACAGGAAAATGTGCAACCTGTGCCGGTTCAACAACCAGTTCAACAACCAGTTCAACAACCAGTTCAACAACCAGTTCAACAACCAGTTCAACAACCAGTTCAATCAAATACTAGACGCAATACTAAAGTAAAAACTAATTCTACGGTTAAAAAACGAAAGTGCAATGAAGTGTATCTTTTAAAATATTCTAGCTCAGGTGGTATACCTTATTATATAAATATTAATGATGAAAGCACATCGTATGATGCGCCAGATGATAATTGTCCACTTTTTAAATTAAACCACCATAAAACTGAATTTATTCCTGTAAATGAAGCTGCAAAAAAACTTCCAACACCTAAATTTAATCAAAGATATAAAAGTAATTCTGCGCGGAATCAGCGACAAGCATATCAAGATCAGTATGAACAAGCACGGCAAGAATTTCAAAGAGAGGAACGACGAAGACAACAAGAAAGGAATCAACAAAGGCAGAGGAATCAGGAGCAGCAAGGCTGGTATCAAGGACAGGGGTATCAAGGACAAGGGTATCAAGGACAGGGGTATCAAGGACAGGGATATCAAGGGCAGGGGTATCAAGGGCAGGGGTATCAAGGACAGGGGGATCAATATTGGAATCAAGGACAAGGGTATCAAGGACAGGGATATCAAGGACAGGGGTATCAAGGACAGGGATATCAAGGACAGGGATATCAAGGACAGGATCAAAGAAATCAAGATTGGACTCCACAAGGACAGCAAAATTGGAATACACAAGAACAGCAATATTGGAATAATTCACAACCACAACAACAAGTAGAAGAATCAATACAAACAAATCAACTACAACCACAACCACAGAAACAACCAAATAAACCACCAAATAAACCACCAAATAAACCACCAAATAAACCACCAAATAAACCACAACCACAACCACAACCGCAACCGCAACAACCAAATCAACCGCAACAACCAAATAATCAACCACAGAACCAACCAAACTTAGATGATTATACATTTTTTATAGAAAAGAATGGAGCAAAAATTGAATATACTGCTCATGTAAATGGATATATTAATGGAGTTCCTCAGATTAGTATAAAACAATTAATTCAATCTGGTGGTAAAAAATTACGTAAGAATAAATCACGTAAAAATAAGATATACAATCGCAGGTCGTAAAAATTGAACACCAGTTTGCAAACAGTTGAACCAACTAACAAGAGAATGCCAATTGAATTCCGTCTTTTAATTGACGACACGTATTACCGTGATGTCAAGGGTATATTTAGTACCGCATTTGCTAATAATTATAGCAGAGAGACAATTATCCGTGCTTGGCGTAATCGTAGTAAAGAGACCTCATTTGCTTTCTATGATACTGATCTTAAGAAGGTAATTGGATTTGCCATGATGCATCGCAGTGCCGATACTATGTTATATCTAAGCTATATGGGTATGTCAGAGGATGTAAGGGGCAAAGGTATTGGTACCAAGATGATGAAAAGGCTACTAAAATACGCTGCAAAGGAAGGTTGTTCTATGACCCTGATTCCATTTAGTGGCGTTATTGACTGGTATGAAAGCCTTGGCTTTTCTAGGACGCACGACAAGTTTAACTATGTCTTTCACCATTACCCTACAAGAAAGCAGGCAAAGTACATTAAGGCTTTAGATGATGATACACCTAAGAAGCGGTGGTATTATGAGTGGAATGACTATAAGATTGAGATCAAAAATTATATTAGTAATTCTAATGGTATCTATAATTCTGTAGCTGCTACGCTACGTTACATCACTCAGCTAGGCTCTTCAGCATCTTAATAATGTCCTGAATCGCAACAATCTTTTCAGCAATCTTTTTTTCTGTTACAACACTTGCTTTTGCTACTAGAATATCCAAATTCATAGTCTGCAATTCGGTCTTTACTTGCTGTACTGCTATAACAAGATCTTTCTGGGACTGGGGCGCAAGCTTCTGGTGTGCTGGAATCTCAACAACAGATGGCTTTTGTGCTAAAGGTGCCACGGGTATAGGTGCAACAGGTGTAGGTGCCACGGGTGTAGGTGCCACGGGTGTAGGTACAGAGAGAAGGCTTGGTGTGCTTGGCTCACCTGGAACTTTTACACTACGCCCAGGCTTCTCATTAAGAACAATAGGTGTTGGTTTAACAACTGTATTAGCAGGCTCATAGCCACTACGCCCCGATGAAAGATGCATCATACCAGCAGTAGGAATATGTTCTCGTGCTGGTATTACTGAAGCAGCTTTTTCTTTAGAAGCCTTTGCCTTGTCTTTCTCAACCTTGGTCAGAACATCCTTGATTACAGGAGCCATCATCTTGGCAAAATTGGCCTTAAACGTCGTCAGCACGGGATCATTCTCATACAGGCTCACCTTTGTAGTACAAGGCGATGGCAGCTTATTAAAATCTGCAGGAGTATTTGCTATAAAGTTCACAAAGATAATGAACCCATTGAAGTCATTGTGATTTGCATCACGTCCCATCAGCTGATAAATGGGAATTGCCTCAATCATACGACCATCCAGAGATATGTGTGCACGCGAGGATTTCATACTCTTAAGACCATACTTGGGAAACTCCTTCTTTAGAGCAAATGCAGTATTACCCAGGATTGAATTGTAGAAGACCTCTATTATATATTGTCCACCCTCAATCTGCAGTGTATTGCTATAGACTTTAGTAATCCTAGGATCCTCTAGTGACTTCTCTACACAAGCCTTGAAAGAGTGCCAGGGGGCCTTTGCATTCTTGCTGCTGTGAGGAGCAGGCTTCTTTTGTGCTGCGTCACCTGTACTGATATCAATGACAAACTCAGTCTTCTCAAAGACTGCCTCAGAATACCTAGTCTGAATGAGCTCCTTCAAAGCCTTGAACAGGGCATCAGGATTCTCTGCAAGGCCAGCCAGTACGCTCGTGTCAAAGTCAATGGATATCTCTACACCAGAAGGCATCAGAGTTGTCTGATCGTTCTCATCCTCACTGACATCGGTATCGCGACCCTTAAAAGGGCCCTTGATGATCTGGAGATTCTTGCCTGCTAGGCGATACTTGATTGTCCAGTTTGCCTTTGTATAATCTTGCTCCCACTTGGTCAGACACTTTTTGGTACCGTGGCCATTGCGATGGAGGTTGTCAGATGCCTTCTGAGCTGCCCACTGCAGGAGACGGCGCTCATTCTTGATACCGACGCCATTGTCGCGGACCTTCAGATTACTCTTAGTACCATTAAGAGTAACTTGCAGGTTGATCTTGCTTGCCTGGCCTTGGCCAATGGATCCGTCAATCAGCTCAGGGAGAACCAGGAGCGCCTCGGGGAAGTCGTCAGTGTAGGGAACGGCCTCAAAGGCACTGCTACGCCAGAGCGCGTGAAACTCTTCAGTGGTTGACATTTGGTATGCTCATACTTATGAGCATATCACATTCAATTTTATACTTTTTAAAAAAAAGTATGTCAAAAATAATCTTTTTTAAAAAAAGTAGTAGCTAAAAAATAGAAAAAATTATTAATTATATTTACGATTCTTACGTGTTTTACGACCCCCACCTTGTAATGGTGTTAAGCCTTCAAGTTTTCGTATTTGATTCATTAATAAAAGAGAGTCATTTGGTGTCATATTACCAATCATTACACCTTGATTAAATAATTCTTTATTTCCATCTAAAGCAGCTTGCCGAACTTTTGTGCCTGAAATAGAAGCGGGTGAATTATTTGCATTTGCCCCTTCTTTTCTATTTTTACCTGCTTGTAATACATTAATTTTACCTTGATATAATTTTATTATTATTTTTAATTCTTTGAGTGCTGCCTCAGCAGTTTCAATTTTTCTATTTTTAGTAAAATACAATGATTCAACTAAATCTTTAAAACCTTGTACTCTATCAGAACCTTCTACTATAGTTATATTTTCTGGAAGATAATGCCGTGCTTCAATTAATTCTGACATTACATCTTCTAAACTTACTAAAGGTCCTTGATCTAATGCTATAATATTTAAATTTGTAGATTCAGAAGGATACATTTTTTTCAAAACATTTATTCTAACGTGTAATGGTAAAGGATTTTGTATACAAGAACCTCCATCACAATTTATAACAAAAATGTATGCATCTCCATCATTTTCTCTTGCTAATCTAGATACTTCATCAAAAAGAACTTTATGACCTTTTGTCGGAGGTTGAAATCTACCAAATGTTATATATGCTTTTTCTTTAGTTTTAAATACAGAATTACCTTTAGTTTGTTGAAAAATGTCATATCCTTCGCGCATTGTATCACATAATCCGCATTTAACTTTATCATCTGAATTATCAAATGTACACACACTACAACTCCATGACATTATACTTATTAATTATATTTTTTAGATTCCTGGTTTATCTGCGTTTAAAGGCTTATGTAAAAAGCAACTTAGGAAAGGAGAAGAATGAGCGTGAGTATTCAAGATATGCAGTCAATGGCTTCTGAACTTGGCCCTCCCATCAATATTTCATCCAGTATTGGTAATGTCATTGAGATTAATGATCTAACAGATGATCTGGGTCTTAATCTTCTGGCCAATCAAAACAAAATCAAGATTGATGGTACTACGCCTTCTAACTCGTTTGGTGGCACCAACTCGTTTGGCGGCACCAACTCGTTTGGATCTGCACCTATTCGGCTATCTGCTCCCGAGTCTGAGTACAAACAGGTAAAATTTGATACACTGGAGGCAATTGACCTTAATACCTTCGGTTCTGGTTCATCAATGGAAACCCCGGCCCCTGTACCTCTAGCAGATGTCTCTGTCACTAGAGAGGCATCTCCCTATGATAACTATCAGAGTTCCAGCACTGCCCCAACAATTTCTCTCACACCCGCAGCCCCTAGGGACTTGGAGAAGGAGAAGCTAGAGAAGATTGAGTTTTTAAACAAACTTCAGCGTCTAGAGGCAAAAGGTTTTCCTGTGAGCAAACGTTTCACAATGGACAATTCTTTTGAGGAAATCAAGGGTGAGTACAGTAGACTTGTAGATGCCAGGAATCTAGAAAGTTCTCTCCGTTTCCAGCGCCAGATGCTTATGGGTGCCATCACAGGTCTTGAGTGGATGAATAACAAGTTTGATCCTTTTGACATCAAGCTGGAGGGCTGGTCTGAGTCTGTTCATACAAATGTTGAGGACTTTGATGAGATCTTTGAGGAGCTCTATGACAAATATAAGGAGCGTGGCAAGATGCCTCCTGAAATGCGCCTGATGATGGCTGTCGCGGGTAGCGGCTTCATGTGCCACGTGTCTAACTCTTTCTTCAGACAGAAAATGCCTACAATGGATGATGTCTTAAAGAGCAACCCGATGCTGGCAAAGCAGATGGCACAGGCGGCTGCAGCCCAGGCTGGTCCTGGCTTTGGCAACTTTATGGGGATGGCAATGGGTCTACCTGGCCAGGGACAGCAGCCTCAAATGCCTCCTTCTGCAATGGCAGTTGATCCTCCTGGGCCAACGGGAGGATTCTTTGGCAATAACTCTAGAGCAGCACCTAATCCTAGCCAGGCCGCCCAGCAGGCTGCAGCATCTCCTAGGAGAGAGATGAAGGGGCCTTCTGGTGTGGACGATATCTTGAAAACTTTTGAGGAGGTGAGGCGTGTAGAGATTGAGTCTCTTGGACGCACTCCTCCTCCTATGAATAATGTACAGCCACCAACACAGCAACAGCCAGCAATGGTGGCAATTTCTGAGCTTCAAAGTGTGGCAAGCGAGGATTTTGGAAGCCAAGCAGAGTCAACTAGATCTGGTCTGCGTGGTGGAAGGCGTGGGAGGCGCGCGCCGCCCGTAGGCAATATGGTCAGCTTAGATGTGTAAACAGTTCAAAAATATACTAAACTCTGTAAAATCTTTTGATATTTTTTGTGCACCTCATTTGGCTTCGGCTTTGCAAGTTCCACTGGTTTTTCTGATGCCTTTCTGATCTTTTCAGCCTTATCTGATAAGCTCTTTAACATCATCTGTTCTTCTTGCGTTAGAGCAACTGTATCACCGACACTTTTATTTTCTCCGTGAGTATGGCTTGCAAAAATATAAAAATCACTATTTTCATTAAATAGATATCCTATAAACAAAATAACAACTAGTGCTAACCACGTCGCCGTTACAATATTTCTTGTTGCAACAAAGAAAATAACAAAAATAATTAATCTTCGAAAAACAGGTTGATTTAAAAACTTTTCTTGGCCTTTTGTTATTTCAAAAGGTAAAAAACGACCACCCATGTTCAAGATAAAGATTGCCGCTGCAATTGTATATGGTGATGATGCTAATGTTGTGAGGCTAGCTTCAAACGGCCCTGACGGTGCTGGCATTGGTGGGGGTGGACCTCCGAAACTCATCTATCTTCTATGATGGAATTTCCATTTTAGAAGATTGATTTTTAATTGACTATATGCATAAATCAAATAATTTGAACCATGTCTACAATATACGAGACAACAGCAAGTGCAGTCATTATACCGATTCTTGGACACCATTCGGCCCCTAGCCAAATAGTTAGTAGCAAAGCCATACGCCACACAGGTGAATCCCAAAGTGCAACCATTGTTGCAGGATAAGGTGTCCGGAGAGAAAGTCCTTCAAACACATTCCATCCAAAGAGTGCTAAGACTATTACCATTCGTAAAACCATGTCTACTGGCCCTGTTGGGTCCATATTGTCTACTTCCATCTTCTTACTTTACCACTTGTTATAAATTTATCTGGCACTATCTGAAGTGTAAGAGCTTGACATTGAGCTTGATGAACTTGTGCGAGTATCATTATCATCGTAGCGTTTTGTCTGAATGCGATCTGAAGAAATTGCTAAAGGCATTTCACCTAAGACTTTCTCAACAAACCACCGGTGAGTATTTTGGACAATTTTAGTGGATTGTACTGAATCTGATCCTGTTCCATTTAGAAACCCCTCAGTATCATTTTTTTGAAGGCGGGCAAAGAGGATCAGGGCAACTACTGCTGCAAGAAGGCCAGTTTGCCAATCTATTACATAGGCAAGGCATACTGGTACGGCAAAACTTAAAATTTTACCAAATACATTGTCTAGCATTTCTAATGACTTCCGGGATGCTGATTCAATAAATGCTCCAGAAATAATGAGCGTTATGACTGTTAAAACCGTTCCTGGAAAATGTAGAACAGTTCTAATATTGTAAATCCAAGCTTCTAAACTTATATCCATTTCTGGCACATCTGTTTTTGCTTTTGCTGCTTTTGTTAAGGCTCCGCCAACCTTCGGTGAGGCTCCGCCAACCTTTGGTGAGGTGGAGCCAGAGGCTCCAGCAACCTTTGGTGAGGTGGAGCCAGAGGCTCCGCCAACCTTTGGTGAAGATGGTGCTGACATTCTCTAACCTAAGTCAAACATAGTTTCTGAGATTTAGCCGTTAATACTTTAGATAATCAAATAACTTGTAAAAGATAGAAGAGGGAATGGAGTTCGCCTCACTTGAAGATGCATTTCCAACAATGAACCAAAATAAAACAAGTTCAAAAAATATACAAACAAAAGAGGGTTTTCAAAGTGGGTTACCTCCTACTGATGCAGATCGTCCGGCAGTTGTGCGGATGAATAATGTTCCTGCAATGAATCAACCTCAAGCAAATAGTCAAGATGCCTTAGATGATTTATTAGATGAAAGTTCAAAATTTCTTAAGAAACCAACTGTAAATAATTCATTGCCTAAACCAAGATCTTTGAATTCTCTTGAAAAAGATACTATGCCATCATATTTTGGTGCAGAACCATTTACAAATCCCAATGATGATAGCCACGCACCATTTACCAATGTAAAAACTAAAAATGGCTATATGTTGGAATCAGATTTTACAAAATCATTTGATGGAACTGGTTATCAGAAAGCAACCGGGTCAGAACTTCCTGTTCCTGAACTTAGACATCGGTGGAAACTTATGTCTGCAGATCGCGTAGAATCTGCGGCAGTTGTCCCTAATCCAAATAGGTCTGGTGGCCAATTTGCTGGAATGGGCACAGCCGAGATCGACTCTATGCGAAGCAAGATTGATCAGTTAATGGCTAGACTTGATGATCTGGAAAATAGGGCTGCCGGAGCAAATCCTCAGCTTGAAGTAATGTCTTTTATTATGACTGGTCTATTTCTGATGTTTGTGGTTGACCTGGCTGTTCGTAAATCTACAACAATGCGTATGGTAAATATTAGATAAACAGGTTTTGGGTTTTATGGCTACACCTGTAAAAAATAAGTTAAATTGATCTAATAAACTCCCATTGTAAATCCTTGCAAATCTTTTCCCAAATCTTATCCTGGGCATAGAGTTTGTCTCGGTTTTTCAGTAAAGGAAAACAATGCAAGAAATCATCCAACTCTAGAAGCTCACACAGTTTGTAGAGTACGTAGGAATACGATAAGAAATTAGATCTGTCTGAAGGGCAGTGTTTCTGAAATGATGGCTGAATCTCCTTAAAAAGATAACGCAACTTCTCCTCCATCTCACGATCCATAACAGGGGCAGTGTGGCCATTTAGACGGCTCAGAATATGAGGAACGTGTTCATAGAAAGAATTGTATTTGAGTTTCTTTAATATTTCACGAATCTTGCTCCGATTCAATGATGTTGCCTGTAGGCGCTCTTTTTTAATCTGTGTCTCAATATTTTCAAATATTTCTTCAGGAATCTCAGTACTTTCTTTAGCTTGAAACTGTGCTAACCATTCATTAAAGTGATTAATACGTTTATATGCATAATATGACACTTCTCGTGGTGGATCCTTATAACTTGGTTTATCACTATCCATCAAAATGAGTTTGTGAAACCCGCATTCAGGACAAGATACAGTAGCGTCATTAACTGACACACGCATATCTTCTCCACAGGCATCACAGACAAAGGACAGATCATTTAGGGAATGAGTGGAGGGCCTATTGTATTGAGGATCCATCCGCTGTAGATACTGTTCTAGCAGCGTATCACGACGAAGAGTATCATTACCAGATTCACGAACAATTTGATTTGTGGGTAAGAGAGTTCCACTGGAATCTTGCCTAGACGCGTTCTGGAGAGCCTCAAACACACTTCCCGGTCTGGCCCGATCTGCAACATTTACAACATTGTCGGCACCCCGATTAATCCGGTCTTGAATGTCATAGTATTGAAAGAGTAGATCACCCGTATTGAGGAAGTAGTCAAAAAGTGCACTTTTCTTGTCAGTAGAGTCTAACTTATTCTGAATATCCTTGATTAGTTGTTCTAATTTATAACGTTCGACATCATCTGATTCATTCTTATATTTGTTAAGTAATGCATTATATTGCTCATTCCATGTATCAATCTCATCACCAATATCTTTAACTTTGGTTAAATTGTGTTGATGGACTGTGTCCAAAGTAGTTCTGGCCTCAGGATTAGATCTTTTTGAAGGTTTTATATTGAAGAAGGGCTCCATTACTATAATGAACGTTATAAAGTTCTTTAGCCCACGCATACAAATTTATATAGTATAAGGCTATGCGGTGAAAGAATAAAAAAGACGTCTCCCGGCCAAATTTTAATTTTTTGTTAAAATTGCATTTTGCCAAAATTATTTTCTCTGCAGGAGGTATAACAAATGACAGGAGGTGGACTTATGCAGCTTGTTGCCTATGGCGCACAGGACGTTTATCTGACCGGTAATCCCCAGATTACCTTCTTCAAGGTTGTGTACCGCAGACACACCAACTTTGCCATGGAGTCCATTGAGAACCCCTTCAACGGCTCTCCTGGCTTTGGCCGCAAGGTGACTTGCACCATCCAGCGTAATGGTGACTTAATCTACCGCATCTACCTCCAGGCCACTCTGCCCTCTGTGTCCCTCCTGGCCACGGACGGCTCTGGTGCCCAGTTCCGCTGGCTCAACTGGGTGGGACACAACCTGGTTCGCTATGTGGAGCTTGAGATTGGTGGTCAGCGTATTGACAAGCACTATGGTGACTGGCTGCAGATCTGGAATGAGCTCACCCAGGAGCCTGGCAAGCAGGCTGGCTATGCCAAGATGGTTGGCAACGTGCCCCAGCTGGTGAACCTCCTGGTGCAGGGCGGTGAGCCTTGCGACAATGACTGCGCTGGCGGTGAGCCCAACACCTCTGCCGAGACCCTGATGTGCGCCCCTGAGTACACCCTGTACATTCCTCTGCAGTTCTGGTTTAACCGCAACCCTGGTCTGGCCCTGCCTCTGATTGCCCTCCAGTACCACGAGGTGCGTATCAACCTGGAGTTCAACGACCTGCGTAACCTGTGCTTTGACAGCACTCCTGCTCTGTCCAACGTGCACACCATCCGTGACCGCGTGGCCGCTGCTGGCTTAGTGGCTGCCTCTCTCTACGTGGACTACATCTACCTGGACACGGATGAGCGTCGCAAGTTTGCCCAGGTGTCTCACGAGTACCTGATTGAGACTCTGCAGTTCACTGGCGGTGAGTCCATCACCTCCTCCAGCAACAAGCTCAAGCTGAACTTCAACCACCCTTGCAAGGAGCTCATCTGGGTGGTGCAGCGTGATTCCTTCGTGTCCTGCGACGACAACGTGATCAACCCCTGGAAGGGCCAGCAGCCTTTCAACTACTCCGATTGGTGGGACCGCTCCATCCTGGAGTCTGGTTACTCCGTCACCCGTGTGGAGGGCCTGGCCGGCAACAACCCCACCGTGTATGCTCTCCTGCAGCTGAACGGCCACGACAGGTTCCAGGGTCGCGAGGGCCGCTATTTCAACGAGGTGCAGCCCTTCCAGCACCACACCAACGTGCCCGCCGTTGGTATCAACGTCTACTCTTTTGCTCTGCAGCCCGAGCAGCACCAGCCCAGCGGCACGTGCAACTTGTCCCGTATTGATAACACCACGATCCTGCTCACGGTGTCTAACAATGCGGTCGGCACGGCCACGAGCTCCACGGTGCGTGTGTATGCCACTAACTACAACGTTCTGCGTATCATGAGCGGCATGGGCGGTCTTGCCTACAGTAATTAAATGCAAATCCACCCAGTGGATCCCGGCAAAATACGACATAAAATATTTTCTTGCGGTAAAGTTGAATCAAAAATTTCATATCTATCTAGTATACTAGTTAAATATGACATCTAGAGTTGGAATAGGAGGAAGACCTGCTGGGCTGATACATTACAACCACGTCATTTATAATAATAAAGAATATACCGTAGCTACCATTCAATTTAAAGATGAAGATATGCAATTTGTAATTGATAAAGATGATTTTGACAAAATAAAAGATAGAGCTTGGCATTTTACATCAAATCATTATATTTCAAGTTCAATAACAGTTGATTCTGGTCGTAAGCAATTATACCTCCATAATCTGGTAATGAACCGTCTAGATTATCCAGGTAAAGGTGCAACAGAATCAGTAGATCATATTAATAGGAATGGTCTAGATAACAGGAAAGAAAATTTACGTATTGTTTCGCAAACTCAGCAAAATCTGAATCAGTCAAAAAAGAAGCGCTCTGTAATTTTACCAGAAAAATGCCCTATAAAGCCAGAAGATATACCTACCCATATCTGGTACGTGCGTGCAAATGGTCTGCATGGAGACAGGTTTGCAATTGAATTTAAAACTGAAAATCTCGTTTGGAAATCAACTAGTTCTAAGGCAGTGAGTATTCATGAAAAACTTAAACAAGCAAAAGAAAAACTACAAGAATTTTATGCGCAATATCCTCACTTAAATCCAAACAAACTTGAGAGAATTCAAGAAGAATTAGATCTTCAAAAATCATTTGAAGATATTATCAAAATTTAATACAGAATTATTTACTACCCCAAAGTAAATGGAACGAATCCCTCCACTATCAATTGGTGAAGAACGAAGTTCACCTGCACTATCTGTACCAACACTATCATCTCCGGTAAGTTTTCAATCTTTCCTAGGTGGAGGTGGAGGTTATAGCCAAGGTTCAGTAGAATCGAATTTAAGAAGTAGTCTTAGTATTGATACTGATGGTATTAGTCTACTAAATGATTTGGATGAAGGAGAAGAGTTTAGACAATTTAAGCTCGCACCAAAACAAGTTGGTACAGATCTACCAATAACTAATCCTACTGGTACATCTGTAATAAGTTTAACAAGGGTATTAGGGTATGGCCTAGAGTCGACGGTGTTTGAGACAGAATTTCAAGGTAGACCTGCTGTGCTAAAACAGATAACTGATATGAGACCAGATATAGAAAATGCTATAATTTTA